TGTACTCGGTGCAGCACCTGTTCGAGGAAGGACTGGTATACTGCCCCGATAAGGCATGGGCCGACGAGGTTATCAGCCAGTGCATGCGCTTCCCAAAGGCCAAGCACGACGATCTGGTGGATACCGTCTCGATGGCTATGCGGTATCTGCGCCGATCTGGGTTCATTCTCAGGCCGGATGAAGTGCAGGAAAGTTACGAAGACAGTCGGCAGCACACGGGCAAACCGCCTGAGCCATTATACGGGATTTGATCATGGATGATGATTTCGAGGTCGAGATTGAAGAAGACGGCCCGAAGACCGAGGTCGATGAGCATGGTAACATCATGTCCATCGAATTACCTGATGGGTCCATCCAATTCTCGCTCGATGACAAACCATTGCAGATGGCCGAGAAGGAAAACCGCGAGGGCTGGTTCGACAATCTGGTCGAAGACATTTCCGACGCAGAACTGGGCCGCATCGCCGAAGATTTAATGAAGGGCATCGAAAGTGACCTCAAGTCCCGACAGGAATGGATTGAAGACCGCGCCCAAGGCATCAAGCTGCTGGGCCTCAAGGTCGAGATCCCCGGCCTTGCTGGTGCCGCTGACGGAGCGCCGGTCGAAGGAATGTCGCGTGTACGACACCCTCTCTTGCTTGAGGCCGTGCTTAGGTTCCAAGCTAATGCAAGGTCGGAACTTCTGCCTACGGACGGACCCGTAAAGATCCGCGAAGACAACAACAACGCGACGGATGAAACGGATGAGCTGGCAAACGATCTCGAAAACGATCTCAACCATTATCTCACCTCGACCGCCAAAGAATATTACCCCGATACCGACCGCATGCTTCTCATGCTGGGCTTCGGTGGGACGGCATTCAAAAAAGTATATTTTTGTCCGCTCAGGAACCGCCCGGTCTCAGAAAGTGTGGATGCAGACGATCTCATTGTAAACAACAGTGCGACCGACCTGTACAACGCCAGCCGGGTGACGCACCGCATTTACATGCGGCCATCGACGGTCAAGCGCATGCAGATCATCGGCGCATACCGTGACATCGACCTGTCGCAGGCCAAGCAGATCAAGCTTGATGCCGCACAGCGCGAGAAGAAGAACCAGCAGGGCATCAGCGAAAACGGTACGGACAACCCTGAGGATCGTGACCGTGAGATTTATGAGTGCTATTGCGAGCTGGAGATCAAGGGCTTCGAGCATCGCCGCAAGGGCAAGGAAACCGGCCTTGAGATCCCATATCGTGTCACGATTGACGTGTCTTCTCATGAAATCCTGTCCATCGTCCGCAATTACGACGAGGATACCAAGGAGCTTCCTGAGCCGCGCCAGAATTTCGTCAAGTATACCTTTGTACCGGGGATGGGCTTTTATGACCTTGGTCTCCTGCACATCCTAGGCAACACGACCAATGCATTGACCGCTGCATGGCGCGAGATGCTCGATGCTGGCATGTACGCCAACTTCCCCGGCTTCCTGTATTCGGATGCCGGTGCACGGCAGAACACGAACATCTTCCGCATTCCTCCCGGCGGTGGCGCACTGATCAAGACGGGCGGCGCTCCGATCCAAGACGCCGTGATGCCGCTGCCATACAAGGACGTTGGCCCCGGCCTGATGTCGCTGGTGGAAAGCATCAACCAGACTGGCATGCGCGTCGGTGGCACGGCTGAACAGGCTGTGGGCGAGGGCAAGCAGGACGCGCCGGTGGGAACAACCATCGCGCTGATCGATCAGGCGACCAAGATCCTGTCGTCGGTTCACAAGCGCATGCACAACGCGCAGGCCGAAGAATTTGCTTTGTTGGTGAAATGTTTCAAAGAGAATCCTGATTCGTTCTGGCAAAAGAACAGAAAGCCAGCCCGTGAATGGGACGAGCAGACGTTCCTTCGCGCCGTCAATCAGGTGGACCTCGTGCCGCAGGCCGATCCAAACACGGCCAGCCAAACCCAGCGCTTGATGAAGGTCATGGCGTTAAAGCAGCTGCAGGGCGCAAACCCGGCCATGTATGACCCGATTGCGGTTGACCGCATCGCGCTGCAGGCCATTGGCTGGTCCAATCCTGAGCAGTTCATGGTTCCGCCTGAATCGCTTGCCCAGACGCCAAGCCCTGAGCAACAGGCAGAGCAGGCCAAGATCCAGATCCAGAAGCAGGACAGCGACACCAAGCTCATGCTGGCGAAGGCCAAGGTTGCGCTCGACGGTGCCAAGCTGCACATGGACAACAATGCTGCTGGCCTTGAGGCGCACAAGACATTCGGCCAAGGCGGCGTCGTGCCACCTGCGGAAAAGAGCGACCACGAGAAGCGCGTCGATGGCATCGACCTGATCATCAAGGAAAAGCTGGCCGACGCCAAGATCGCCGAGACCAAGATCAAGGCAGCCGAGCTGGCCCAGAAGGCGCAGGACGACAAGGTGACCAACGCCCTGAAGCAGGAAGACATCCAAGCGAAAGAACGCATCCAGATGATCGATTTGGCGCAGAACATCGCGGTGCACCCTGAGAGCGATCCGCAAGTGCACCAGCTGCTTGGCAACGTGATCCCGGCAATCACTGGCGGTAAAGCATAAAACCTGATATAAGGTCGCATCAAAAGGCACTGATCATGGATGAAGCTCTCCGCAAACTGGCACAATCGGTTCACGCTATCCACCATCTCCGTGGAATGGCTCAAACACCGATTTTGGATAAAATGAGTATTAATCCAATGGAAATTGCCAAGGCTGTAAAGCCTTTGCATCGTGCGGATGGCGGTCGAGATGATATGCCACGCGTTGGTATAGGCCACAATATGCCTCCTGAGCCAATAGAAACATCAATGCCAATTGGTGAATTGCATCCTCATTTAATTTCACAACGGTTGCCGACAGCGGTAAAAACCGAAGAAGACCCAATTAAGCGGCATCTTTTGGTTAATTTGGAAGCAGCCAAACAACATCGACCATCGTTTTCACATAACGTCAACTTAATGAAGACATATAATCAATTGCCGCATGATCAAATGCACGGCGATGATGATGAATTGGCCGAGCGTTTCATTAATCATTACAAAGATAACCTTCTTGCTATTCATGATGCAATGGAGCCGGGGTTTCGTGAACGCACTCGCCATTGGTATGTAGGCGCAAATAAATTTGCAAATGATTTGGCTGATCGTCACAGCGTTCAACCTTCTGTAGCGGCTGCTTCTCTTGCTGCAACATCACCTCAAAAAGATTGGTTCCAAAATGCTTCCATTGGTGAACGCATTATGGATATCCATCATTATCATCAAGATACCCCATACACCCGTGATATGGAAATGACAGCCAACAGGATCTTTGGCCAAGGTAAGTTTTCAACAATGTTAGATCGCATGCGCGGTAAAACTTATGGTGAACTTACTGATCCAAAGCAAAAAGCTGCTTGGATCCGTCTTTTTGATGAGACGTATAATGATCCATCATATCGTTCAATTTCCCCAACCGGCGAATTAGGTGATTTTGTCAAGACCGGCAAAGGTCAAAACGCCAGAATGGCGTGGGGATCTCTTTCCGAAATTGCTAAAGGCGTAAGAGCAATATTGGCAGGAGGAAATCGTGAAGCTAACAGTGATTTGATGGGTGAACGGCATAAAATCCGTAATTTTTACAATAATATTTTGGATCCGCACTCACCCACACATGATGTAACCGTAGATACACATGCAGTTGCTGGTGCTCATCTCATGCCTTATGGAGCAAATGGTACACCTGTTGCTCACAACTTTAAAAACTCTCCAGAAGCTGGTTTTCAGGCAGCCAAAGGAAGCAATTCAACCGGTATTCAAGGAACTTACCCGTTTTATACAGAGGCGGTTAGACGCGCTTCACATGAGCGCGGTGTTGAACCAAGAGAAATGCAATCTATCACTTGGGAAGGTGCTAGAGCCTTATTCCCTGATACGTTTAAAACCCCAAAAAACATTGCAATTGTTGATGGAATATGGAAAAGTCATCAACGCGGTGAAATTTCTGCTGATCAAGCCAGAAAGCAAATTTTAGATTTTGCTGGCGCTCAAAATGGAGTGATACATGACCCCTCACAGGGAGCCGGACTGGAAGGAATGGGTGGATTTCATGAAGGAAAACCACATTCCACTTACCAGAGAAAATTACTTGAAACTAATGTACATGGGCAACCCACCGGCATGGTCGGCGGAGTTGGAGGAGGAGCTACCCCCCAGTTTACAGGATTGGACCCACAAGACATTCAAGGGTTCTCACGACACCGCCAACTCGCAAATGCCGCACAAGCAGCGTGGGGGTCCAGTGTCCTCCCCTCATCATTTAGACGCGTATCTGGAAAAGATCGGGGATTGGACGTAGCACCTTCTTTTGATGCACCTATTACCGCCATACATACACCTACTGATGATGCAAAAGCACATTTTGATAATGCAGGCATATCCGCGCCACCAATGTTGCAATTGGGACGCGGATCAAAAAGCGCAAAAGCTTTTCATCAAGCGATTATAGCTGCTCAAAATAGCCATCCTAATGGATCTTCAGTAGCAGCAAAGTCGCCAGAAGAATATAAAAACACTAACATGTTTATGACCCCTGATGGCGGGGCTGGATTCGCTTTAGATGGCGATGACATTGTTTCTGTTTTTAATCATGCTCAAAGCCCACATAGACACATTTCTAATGCTATGATGCAACTTGCCATCCAGCAAGGAGGACGGCGTCTTGATGCATATGATACCGCTTTGCCCCATATTTACAGCCGAAATAAAATGACCGTTTCGGCCAGAACGCCTTGGAACGAAGAGTATAAGCCTGATGGATGGAACCATGCAGATTACGCTCAATTTAACAATGGTCGTCCAGATGTTGTTACAATGGCGTTTAATCCTAAGCAATCTTCGTTATATGATGGAAAACAAGGTAAAACAGTTTCAACTTATGATGAAGCTTTGGCTCTTCAGCAAAAAGATGTGCTGAAAGCAAATAAGCAAATTGCAAATATGTCTTCAGAGAAAAAATTTGCCACTGGCGGATACGTCCGCCGTGCATATAAGAAGGGCGGCAAGGTAGAAGGTTCTGTATGGAATGATTTAGATGCAAATCCCAGAGGTCCGATTAATTCATCTATTGTCCAGCATGCGCTGGCCAAAATTGGCGCATCACTGCCTGCGACAATTGATCATACCGGCAGTGTGACGGGACGCCGTCATTAAACCTCTGGAGAAGAACATGGAAGAGTACCGCAAGAAAGACGACCGAGGTCGTTCAAAGGCCGCAAGGCTTACCAAGAATGATCCCCACCAGAAGGTGGATTCATCGACGTGGACCCCAGATGCCGCAGAAAATGCCGGTATCAAGACGGGCGCACGTCCGCTTGTGAAGC